TGACGTATCATCTCATGGTGCCCGGAGAAGAAGAAGCTGTAGCGGCAGTTGCTAGAGCGGCATTTGAGGACGATCCGCTTCTCAATGAAGAAATCGATCTCGCCCTTCGAGAGGGGCCTTGGCCATACGCCCTACGCCACTGCAAATTATCCAATAACAATGCCATTGTTATGATATGGCGTGTTTTAGCTGGGCTGGCGTCTTGGAACCGGGCGGATGCTAGCTCATAGCGCGGTCTGGGCTTCATTTTTGCGACCGATTTATTGATCCAAAAAGTGAAGCTGGCGGCCCTACACCGCCCGGAAACGCTGCCGCCCCAGGTGCTTCGCGGCGGCTTTTGTCAGGAACCATTAACCCTCGCCTGCGATTCTCCGGTCGGGGAGAACCGACATGGTCACCGTCACCAGCCGGCGGGCACCGGCCAAAGGCAAGGAAGCCGCGACGCTCCTAATATTGCGCGTACCTTTGCGGACGGTCGTGACGCTACGCGCACGTACAATTAGGAGCGATGGACAATTGCCCGGATTATTTGTCCGTTGACTTTTCCGGAGACTGGTTGAGCCGCCTCAGCGCCGATTTCAGCCGCATCGGCGTTTACGATCTTCGCAGCGGCAAAGATCAGCATCTCATGCAACTGTTGCTAACCCACGAACCACAAGCTGTAAGGCTGTCTGTCTAAACCGGATAAGCATATATGAAATCAATGGTTTAACAAAAAAGTTTCCAAAATTAAGTTTCATAAACTATTTTCAAGGCATGTCAGACGATCTCCCATCGCCACCAGAAGGCCCCGCAATCGCGCAGAAAACGCCGCTGGAAGGCGGAACCAACATTGCCGGTAGTGAGCCACCTCCCATCAAATTAACGAAAGACGGGCGTCCGCAGAAGAAACGCGGGCCACCCAAGGGCAAAGGCGGCCGCAAGCCCGGCATCAAGAACAAGAAGACGCTCGAGATCGAGAGATTAAAGCGGGTTGCCCGGGAGGCGGCGGCCGCGGCGGTGGCGAAGGACGCGGCGATCGAGGCCTTGGAACGCAAGGGCATGCCGGATTCGAGGCGGGCCAAGAAGGTATTGGAAAACTTCATGGAATTGTTCGCGGGGATGGCGGCGGTGTCTCAGCCGCTCCCTCCGGGGATGACCGTGCCGCCGCCGGGTCGGAAGCCGGACGACGCGAAATTCGACAAATACGCCGCGCTGGCGGTCGATGCCGCCAAGGCGTTGGCACCGTTCCAGGATCCCCGCTATTCGGCCGTTGTCGTCGGGGCGACCGTGGTGACGAAGATCAAGGTGGAAGGCGGAATGCCTAATGATTTTAAGCCTTCAGTGGAGCTAGAGGGCGCGGCGTTGCCGGCGCTGACGGTGATCACGGCCGAGGATGATCCGCCAGAAGGCGAAGAATCAGCGCCGTTGCCGCCGCCGAGAGCCGCGGCGAGCTAGACACCGTGCCAAAAGTATGCCTTTAAGTATGTCATGGACGCAGTGAAATGCAGGACGTGCGGCGAACGGCATCGCATCGGGCCGTGCCCCAAATTCATGGGAACGCCGAACAAACCAACGAAGCATTCTGGCGGTATGATCGGAGTAGCCAAGGCCACTATTACGGCGGTGAAGATCTTGACTGGCATAACGTCCAAGCCGCCAAAGAAACGGAAAGGTCCGCCAAAGGGAACTGGTGGCCGTCCGCGGCGCGGAAGCGAACAGGAAACGATCACGCAACGCAAGCCGTGGGTTGCCCAAGGTATTTCGGAGCGAACCTGGTGGCGTCGAAAGGCGGAGAGCAAAACATGACAATACGCGCCAAATTAATTGCAGACACCGTCGCCGACATCATCAAAAAAGCGCAAATCGTCGCGGCAAAAGCGTCAGAACGGCCTCACAAGAGAATCGGTGCAATGATCAGAAAAATCAGGCACTTACCTGCGACAACGCGGCCTAAGAGAATCAGTCCTTTGCAAGGGTCGCTTGATCTCCGAGTCGACCGGCAAAAGGAAATTCATGGTATCGGCATGGGTGTCAATGCCAGAGAGGCGCGCAGCGCATGAGCCGAGCAGATGACGATCGCACATTGCTTGAAAACCTTTCTGAGCGAGAAGCCAAGATCGCCGACGCCGCGACCCGACTAGCTTTTTACCGCGCCGGCGATTGGCTGAGTCAGAAACAGGAGAAGTCAGAGCAGTTCCCTGGCGCAGATTATGGTGCTGCCAAGGCTCGCGCTGCCGCCTATCAGAATGCCGCGCAAGAGATCTACGGATGGGCAATCGCGTATGAGTGAAGAGAAACCTGCCATCGTCTGCGTCGCCCAGCAGCTCGCCACAGGTTGGGCAGGTTGGGAGTGCGAACGGTGCGGCCTCGCTTGGGATGACGGCGACAAGGCGCCGGCTTGCCTGCCAATGACTGCTGCGATTTCCCGGCCGACCGTTTCATTTGGGACAACACTACCCAAAAAGTAGGATCGTAATAGACGATGTCCGACGCCACACTTCTCGATCTGCCGCCGCAGAACTCCGAGACGGCGGTCGTCAATCTCCCGACGTTCTTCCCGGCCCAAGCGAAACTTCGCTGGCTGATGTCGCAGTGCCGGTTCGTGGTCGCCCGCTGTGGTCGGCGATGGGGCAAGAACGTCGTCGGCGAGACGGTCGCCAGCGATGATGCCGCGCACGGCCTGCGGGTCGGCTGGTTCGCCCCGGAGAACAAGCGGCTCTCCGAGAGCTACAACGTCATCGTCGAGGCGCTGGATCCGATCAAGAAACGATCCGACAAGACCCACGGCATGATCGAGACCATCACCGGAGGCCGCGTCGAGTTCTGGTCGATGGAGGACGAGAACGCCGGCCGGTCCCGGAAATACCATCGCGTCATCGGCGACGAAATCGCATTCACCAAGCCGAAGTCGATCGACATCTGGACGAAATCGATCAAACCGACGCTTCTCGATTACGGCGGCCGCGCGCTGATGATGTCGAACACAAACGGCATCGATCCTGACAACATGTTGTTTGCGCTATGCAATGAGGCGAGATACGGCTTTGTTCAATTTCATGCCCCGACACGATCAAATCCGTATCTTCCCCGCGCCGAGGTCGAGGCATTACAACGAGACAATCTCCCGCTCGTTTATGAGCAAGAATTTCTTGCTGAATTTGTGGATTGGTCAGGGTCGGCTTTTTTCACGCGCGACAGCTTGCTTGTGAATGGTCAGCCCGTAGATTATCCCATTCGCTGCGAAGCTGTGTTCGCCGTTATCGACACGGCCGTAAAGACCGGGAAGGAAAACGATGGAACGGCGGTGGTCTATTACGCGCTCCTCCGAAACGTTATTCGGTCGGTCTCCGCTGAAGGCGTTGTTGGCCCGCAATACAATCTCATCATCCTCGATTGGGATATTCAGCAGATCGAAGGCGCGCTATTGGAGACTTGGCTCCCGACTGTCTTCCAGCATCTGCAACATTTCGCGCAAACTTGCCATGCTCGCATGGGCTCTCTCGGTTCAATGATCGAGGATAAAGCGACGGGCATGGTCCTGATTCAACAGGCCATGCGGCGCGGCTGGCCAGCGCATGCGATCGATTCTAAGCTGACAGCTCTAGGCAAGGACGAGCGCGCAATCTCTGTCTCTGGATACGTCTATCGCGGCTTCGTCAAGATCAGCCGCCACGCCTATGACAAAACGACGATTTACAAAGGCACAACCAGGAATCATCTCTTAGGGGAAGTCGTTGGCTTCCGAGTCGGCGACAAGACGCCGACTCGGTCCGACGACTTGCTTTGACTGCTTCTGTTATGGCGTGGCGATTGCCCTTGGTAACGCAAAGGGATTCTGAGATGCCGGTGGAATGGTGGATCGTGCTCGGTATCGCTGTAGCAATGATTCCTATCTATGCGCTACTTTGGCGTCTATAAACAACGCGAAAGGGTTCTGAAATGCAAATCGGACACATTGCCGGTGCCACGCGCGTCCAGCCTGCCGTTACGATGGTGGCGCATCGCTCACTTTGCTGGCGCTAAACAGAGAGAACGACGATGAGCGACGATCTCGAACTAATTGCGTTAACTTTATATTTGCTTATAGGTTTATTTCTACAAACGATGGACCTTATTACCAAGAGATTTTCGCATTTCCGCAAAAGTTGGCACGAAGGAATTATAGATTCGTTTTTAGGAATTTCTCTTTGGCCTTGGTTTTTCATCTATGGTTTAAGCTGTTTTATTAAGGAGAGGCGACGATGAACGAATTTCGATTCCATCCGAACTTACTGATGCGTCTTCAAACGTTTCAGAATATGCCGCTTAAAAACGAAAACATTGCTTATCCGGTTGCCACACACAAGCCCTGAAACCCACTAGATATAGGAGAAAATGACGATGGCTTTTCACTGGCAAAATGGATGGTACTGGTCGCGGCTGCCGGATGGCAGCGTAGAAGTTCGCAATCACGGCGACTTTGAAAAGCACGATCCTAACTGCGCGCCGGGTGATGGCCGCACCACATTGGTAATTCCAGCGGCGGAATGGGCATCTATCGTTTGCTCGGTAAGCAAAGGCGGCGAGACCGGCGAACGCTGGGACCAAGCCCAAGATTTTCACGGGCGCGAACCTGACCACAAGATGTAGGGCTGTGTGTCTAAACCGGATAAGCATGATATAAGGGATGAAACAAAAATTCAGGCCATAAAGGCGATGCTTACAGCAAAAGAAGAACTCCTATGACGGAAGACGAAAAGCCACGCGATTCAATCGCCGATTTTGACCAACGCGCCAACGGTCAGCTCGGCGGTCCCGCGATCGAAGGCAAAGTCAACAAGCTCCGCGAGGCGCTCGCCGAACCAGTCCCGGAAGGCAACGACGCGCCGATGGACAAGGTCAAGGCGATGCTCGACCCGCAGGTGCAACAGGTCATCGGGATCGTGCTGCGCGGTCTCCTAGTCTCGGGACCGGGCATCCCGCCGGGCTTGCTTTTTATGTCGGTCGCCCGCGTCGCCGGCGGCCTGATGTCGGACGCGCTCCAAGGCGATATCGGCCCGGTTCTCAGGCTCAGGGCCGACATGAAGAAGGCGTTCGCCGAGGGCGTCGATTCGGTGAAGCCGAGACCGGCCGAGAAGCAGCCGCCGCGCGGGCCGTTAGTGATGGGAATGCCAGCACCGCCGCCGCGGCGGGGCTAGGGCTGGTCTAAAGACCTGACCGCGATGAAGATAGCCGCTCTATTCGTTGACGCCGAGGGCATCTATGCCGGTTTGCCGGACGTGGACCTGTAGCCGGTCGAGCGTGATGCGCGGCTGTACGATGGCCCTTGGTCGGTCGTGGCCCATCCTCCCTGTGAGCGATGGCACCAACTGAGCGCGGTCAATCATAAACGATGGGGCTACAAGATAGACGATGACGACGGATGCTTTGCAGCGGCATTGGCCGCCGTCCGTCGTTGGGGTGGTGTGCTTGAGCATCCCGCCGAATCTCGAGCCTTCAAATTTCATGGATTACCAGAGCCAATAGACGACGGTTGGCAAAGGACAATCGACGGAGATTGGGTTACCGAGATATGGCAATCCTCCTATGGGCATCGCGCCCGCAAGCGGACGTGGTTGCTTTGTGCCGGTATAACTCCGCCACTGCTTAGATGGAGGCGAGTTGCTGGCAAATATCAGATCGGAAAATTCGACCAAAAACTGCCGCTTCTGCCGGATGCAGAGTTGGCAGCAACGCCATTGGCGTTCCGCGATCTTATGATCTCGATCGCCCGCAGTGACAAAATCTGATCGGCCCGCAGGGGATGAACCCCGCGCGAAGATAGGCTAAGGTGCTGTCCGGCGGGAATCGCTCGGAGGGGACGGCGTTGGCAGAGATCACGGTCGGCTCAAGCCTCGGAAACGCCTTAACTGAACTGCTCGAGGCCGAAGACATTGTCCCCGGCGAACAGCCCAGTTACGCCCTTTGCAAAAGCATATTTTTGGCGCATCCGCTCGGCGCGAAGTTGGCCGAACTGCCGATCATCATGGCGCAGTGCCAGAAGCGCGAGATCAGTATTCCCGACAGTCCGGAGGACGACGTCCGGGAGCGGTTCGTCCAGCAATGGGAGGAGGACGGTTTCGACGAGGTTATTTTCAACGTCAAGTCGCTTTCCCGGGTCTACGGCATCGCGTCGGTCGCGCTGGTCTCGGAAAAGCTACCGCCATCTGAACCGCTCGATTTCGACAAGATCGCCGACCTGCCGATCGCGTTCTCGGTTTTCGACCCGCTCAACACGGCGGGCTCGCTCGTTCTCAACCAGAATCCAAACGCCATCGACTTCATGAAAGTGACGACGATCGCCGTCTCCGGCCAGATCTATCATCGGAGCCGGGCGGTCACGGTGATGAACGAGCGGCCGATCTACATCGCCTATACGACTTCGGCGTTCGGCTTCGTCGGCCGGTCGGTCTACCAACGCATCCTCTTTCCGCTGAAATCGTTCGTTCAGTCGATGATCACGGACGATCTGGTGACGAAGAAGGCGGGCGTCTTCATCTTCAAGCTATCGGTCGCCGGCGCCATCATCAACAACATCATGCAGGGAATGGCCGCGCTGAAGCGGTGGTTCCTGAAGGTATCGACCAACGGCAACGTGATCTCGATCGGGACCGAGGAGGAGGTCGAGACGCTGAACATGCAGAACATCGACAAGGCGATGACCACGGCGCGGCAGAACGTGCTGGAGAACATCGCGTCGGGCGCCGCCATGCCGGCGATCTTGCTGAAGGAGGAAACCTTCGCGGAGGGCTTCGGCGAGGGCACCGAGGACGCGAAGCAGGTCGCGCGCTGGGTCGACCGCATGCGCGTCGAGATGCTGCCGCTCTACGTCTACTTCAACAAGATCTGCATGCACCGGGCGTGGAACCGGCAGTTCTACGAAATCATCCAGAAGAAGTATCCGGCTTGGGCCGACGTTACCTACGAGGAGGCGTTCTACCGCTGGTCAGTGTCGTTCAAGGCGATCTGGCCGAATCTGCTTACCGAACCCGATTCGGAGAAGGTCAAGAGCGCGGACGTGAAGTTGAAGGCGATCATCGCGACCATCGAGGTCTTGATGCCCGCGCTCGATCCGGAGAACAAGGCCATCATCATCCAGTGGCTTCAAGACAACATCAACGACGACAAGTACATGTTCCAAAACCCGCTTTCCTTCGACTTCGACAAGCTGCGCGAATATGTGCCGCCGCAGCCGCTCGAAGAGCCAAAAGAACCGAGGCCGTTTGCGGCCCAGGATTCGGCGGATCGGCATCGCCGGGCGCTTGATCGTTATTCGGACGCAGCCGCTGAGTTGGTGGAGATGTTGGAAAAGCGGGAACGCCCGCGACTCGCGCCTCCGAAGCCGGGGAACGGCTCCCGCTCCAGGGTGCCGTCGTGATCCGGGGCGCGCTCGCCGGGATGGGCATCGCCATCGTGACGACGGCCTCGGTCGCCGCGCGCGACGACGGCCGCTACGCCGGAATGGACCCGAAGATGCGCCTCTGGTTCAGCCAACTCGCGAGCGGGAAGGGCTTGTGCTGCTCCTTCGCCGACGGCGTGAGCATCCAGGACGTCGACTGGGACACGCAATGCAAAGACGACCTGCTCGGGCGGAAAGAGTGCCGCTACCGCGTGCGCCTGCACGGTGAATGGGTCTACGTCCCGGAGAGCGCCCTGGTGACGGAACCGAATCGCTTCGGCCCGGCCGTGGTGTGGCCGTACATGGACGCAGATGGGGCAACGCAAATCAGATGTTTCATGCCCGGCGCACAGGGATAGCGATGTCGATCGAGGGCGCTCAGCTAAGCCGAATCCTCGACCTCGAGCGGCAGGGCTTTATCGAACGGTCGACGCACGGTAGGTTCTTGCTGACCGAGAAGGGTTGGTCGGCCCTCTCCGCCGCGGCCGAGCCGCCGCCGCGGAAGCCAACAGGGAGAATCAGCCGTGACGCCTTACGAGCAGAAGAAGCGCGCGTTCCGCGATGGGACGGTCTTTCAGCCCTCCGCCGCGGCCCACCTGTTTGAACCTTCCAGGGCGCTCCATGCCCTGTCCGGTCCCGGTGACCGCGATCGCTTCGAGCGGATGGCGAAGATGATGACGACGATCAGCCTCCGGGGCCGCATCTCGCCCGCCGCGCGCAACGCCATCATCGCCGCGGTTGATCCGAGGAAGCTGCCATGACCGCCCGCCTGAAGACCTTTCAGGAAGTCCTTGACGCTGCGGTCGAGGACATTTTGCAGCATGGCTTTGATTCGGGGGAACGAATCGCGAAGTGGACGCGCGAACTCCGGATCGCGGCCGAGGCCTCGATGATCTCGGCGGTGGCGCTGGAGCAGCAGCTCCGGGAAGGATTGGCGACGATCTACCGGCGTCTCGTCGAGCGCGGCGGGATCGCAAAATATCACCAAGGCGTCGAGCGGTTCACGCTGGAGAAGGTGCGACCTCAACTCCGTGCCGAACTCGACCGGCGGATCGTCGCCTCGTCCGATCTCATCAAGCTCAACCGGGCCGAATCGATCGAGAAGACGCTGCGGCGATTCCAGGGTTGGTCGACGTCGATTCCGCCCGGCGGGGTTTCGGCAGAGGGAAGGCGCGAGGTCAAGCAAAACGTTAAGAAGGCGCTTGCCTCGCTGCCGTATGAAGAACGCCGCGTTGTGATCGATCAATCGGCTAAACTCATCGCCTCAATCAACGATCTCGTTGCCACGGACGGGGGAGCGATAGCGGGAATGTGGCGAAGTATGTGGCGTCAGGCAGGCTATGACGCGAGGCCTGAGCATAAAGCGCGCGACGAGCAAATCTATCTTGTCCGCGATTCGTGGGCGCATCGTGCCGGTTTGGTCAAGAAGAATAGTCGACCTTTCGTCGACGAAATCGAAGCACCGGCGCAACTTCCCTTCTGCTTCCCTGGCGACTCACAGATACCATTCGCTGATAATGTGGAAAAAGCGTATCGGCGTTGGTACAGCGGTGACTTGACCACGATCATTACGGCCTCTGGCAAAACGCTCCGAGCTACACCTAATCACCCAATTCTTACTTCTCATGGATGGGTCCAGATTGGCGCGCTCAATGAAGGCGACGATATGATCGAGATTAGCGATAACATCGTCCGTTCGGTCAACTCGGAAACGAACCAAAATAAGACAGTAACCTGCATTGCAGAGATATTTGCTACGCTCAATAAATTCGGGGTCATTGAGAGGATTGGAGGCTCGTGTAAGCAATTCCACGGCGATGGAACCGCAAGCGATGTCGATGTTGTAGGGACCGCATGGCCATTGAGATTCGGTTTTAATCCCATGCGCCTGCAGGGCTTGCATCACTTCTCGTTCTCCGTAGCCGACCTCTGTCGAACGGCGGCGGGCGCGGTTAAGTTTTTCCTCCAAACTAGCTTTAGCGCCGGTGCGCGCTTTATGTGCTGCCTCAACCAATTTGCGCCGACCATCTTCGCCTTCGCGGGCCATACGGATCAAGTTTGCTTCGGAGCCATTCCGCAGAGGAATATTGAGATGGTGGGCAAGCGCACCGCGCGAAACACACAATCGTTTGGACAAACTCAAGAGACTTTCCCCTTCGAGGTACGAGCGACGCGCATCATCAAGATCGAACGGCGGCAATGGTCTGGGCATGTCTATAATCTCCAAACCGAATCAGGCTGGTTTGTTGCCGATGGCATTATCGTCCATAATTGCCGTTGTTCCTACAGATTTTTATACGCGCTCCGGGATTTGCCAGACGACATGCTCACGGCGAAGGGCAAGGCGTGGCTCGCGAATGCGCGCATAGTCTCTGCGGCCCGGGCGGATGATGCGGCGAGCGGGCTCGACCTCGTCCACTCAGAGATCTTCCGCAAGGCGCTGCGGCGCGACGCGCTCGGATATTTCGTCGGGGTGACCGATGTTCGCTTCGTGGATGATCGCGACGCTTGGCACGCTTCCTACGAATCGGACGATGACAGCGTCGAAATCCAGCGGAAATTCGATCAACTCCCGGCGATGGACCGCGTCCAAATCCTCCTTCATGAGGCCGGCCACCGCGGGCAGGAGATCGACCCTGGGACCTACGCCGAGTTCAAGCGTCGGCACCTGAACAAGATCGGTTCGTTCCTCGAGATGGCGAACCGGATACATCTCGATGATCTCCGCCGCCGCGGTAAGGTCGATAGCGTCGCTTCGGAAGTCTTCGCGGAAAGCTATGCGCGATTCATGCTGAAGCTGCCGCTCCCGGCCGAACTGGCGCAATTCTGGGAGGAGCGGATGACGATTCGGCCAGCGGTCGGGATCGAAGCGGAGCGACGACGACTGATGCGGCGTCTCGAAGCCATAGGATAGACTTTAGATAAAGATTTCTCTATACTCGCGCTCTAAAGACCAGTCTGAGGAACAAATGAACGCAAGGGGCGACTGGATACAGACGGCGCTAGGCGGCCAGTTTTGGCCGATTGATCCTCGGTCGAGCGAGATCGAACCGCAGGATGTCGCCCATGCCTTATCGCTTCAGTGTCGGCGCAAGCGTTTGACAAACGCCCTCGAGGCGCACATTTTCCGGTTCGAAAAGTCGCCCCGCCGCTCCGAACTGTCGCCGGATGGCGTGCGTTCTACGGGATTCCCGTGGATAGGACGGTGGGGCGCAATCTTTTTATCTAAACTCCCACACATCGTCGATTTTCGGCCTTAGCATTTCAGTTGAGCAGCCAAGTTTTATTTTTGATTGGCCACTGCGGCTTCGGTGGTCACTGTCTCAGGTTCTACAGCGTGGCAGAACATTCCGTATTGTTGGCGCGCAAGGTATCAGCCGAGAATAGGCTTTGGGCGCTCCTGCGTGACGCCAGCGAGGCATATTTGGTGGACGTGCCACGCCCGCTAAAACCGTTTCTCGTCGGCTATCGTGAAGCCGAAGAAAAAATCATGCGCGCGGTTTGTGAGCGGTTTGGTCTACTCGCAGAAATGCCAGCAGAAGTGAAGGAATTGGATACGCGCATCCTGACCGATGAGATGCAGCAGAACATGGCGCCGCCGCCCATAGCATGGAGCACAGCCGCCGAGCCTGTTGGGGTTAAGCTTCAATTCTGGTCGCCACCGAGAGCGAAGCGGGAATTTCTCGCAGAGCTTTCTCGCAGTGACAAAATCTGACTGGCTCGCTCTCCTCAACCGATTCGTGACGAATCCCGCAGACGTGCTATAGGTGGCGTGCGTCTTCTAATCCATTCCAACAGGGGAGAATCATCCTATGTCAGTCTCGCATGCGAAGGACGAAGCTCGCAAAGCTAGTCAGCTCGATCAAATCCATACTCGTTTGTTAGATTTGGCCGATACGTTCGAGAAACATGCCGCTCGACTTGAAGGTCTTACCGACAAGTTAGTTGGCGCTCCAAAGAACGTTGAAGGAAAGGCATTATTGAAGGAAGCCGGTGTTGGGGGTCTCGTCAGCGATTTAACGGATCAAGTCGATAGACTTTCCCGCCTGAGCGACCGAATCTATGAAGTCGGCTCGCGGCTCGACGGAGCAATCTAATCCGCGCTTTTGTGAATCACGCGGTTAAATGTTATAACAAGCCCCGGCTAGTACCGGGGCTTGTCATTTTCGTGGAAAGGTAAACCGTGCGCGAGCTTCGATTAACCGACGGCGAGTTGCAGAAGCTCATCGCGTCGGCGCTCCGCCGCAAGCTCGCCAAGGCCGGTTTCAAGACCGGGACGCCGAGCGACGCCAGCAGCGCCTTCTACTTCCCGCTCAATCTCCAACTTTGCGGCGACGTTTCCGTGGTCCGCTACGAAGACGGAACCTGGGTTTTCACACAGGACGACGCCGTGATCGCCGACCGCCTCGCGGAGACTTTCATCTTGCACGCCGTTGCGATCGAGACGAACGAGCGGGCGATGGGATTGGGAGGGAAGCGATGCCGTTAACAGCCAAAGGCGAGACGATCAAGGCTGCGCTCCAGAAGGAGTACGGCGCTGAGAAAGGTGAGCGCGTTCTCTACGCGGGGAAGAACAAGGGAACGTTCAAGGGCATCGACGACGATGAAGCCGGAGCTATCCTCGACGCCGTCAAGACGATCTGCGACGGCATCACGCGGCTTCACATGCGGATGGATGCCCGCTGCGCCCGCATGGATGCTGAGTCGTTTTCAACGCCACTTTTCAATGCGGATGAGCACATGCGCCTCCACGCGAAAGCGAAGACGCTCCGGGCCGACGAAGGCGCGCGCCCGAACATGAATGAGTTCGCAAAATTGGCCGATGCCGGAAAGGCAAAGCGAGACATGACGCCAGAAGACTGGAAGGGCATCGAGAAGTTCATCAGCGAGGAAAAGCGCGAACCGGAGCACAAAGAGTGATCCGCGGCGCTGGCATACTTTTTTTGTCGTTGAACGGAACGGCGCTCTTTCTCCGCCGCAGCGCGGCCTCGCAAGATTTCGCCGGATACTGGGATCTGCCCGGCGGCGGGCAAGATGGTGACGAATCGACCGAACAGACCGCGATCCGAGAAACCCGCGAAGAGATTGGTTTCCTGCCGGAGGGGGTGCGGTCGCTCCTGACCCGGCAGAAAGGGGCGCCCGTTGCCGACCTCAACGGTGGTGCCGGATCGGCGACCGCGGCGGTCCCTGTTACGCCGCCCGCTGCTCCGGCACCGGCTCCCCCCGCAAGCGCGATCGCGGCTGGTCCGATGGGGGCGCCGGGCGTGGACTATTCCACGTTTTTGCAAAAAGTGACGAATGAGTTCACGCCGGAACTGAACGACGAACACGATGGCTGGGCATGGGTCCCGGTCGCCTCGCCGCCGGCGCCGCTTCATCCAGGCTGCTCGATCGCGCTCGAACGACTCACCATGAACGAGCTCGGCATCGCGCGCGCCATCGCCGCGAATCGGCTGACGTCTCCGCAGCGTTACGAGAACATGTGGCTGGTGGCGATCCGAATCACTGGGACCGGATACGCCTATCGGCCGAAGCTAAAGGAGTTCGTCTTCCGCGATCCGAAGATATGGCTGAACGACGAAGCCTTGGCGCGCTGTAACGGTCTCACGGTAATCTACAAGCATCCCAAGGGGCAGCTCCTGGACTCCGACGAGTTCGCCGAAAGAGTTGTGGGGAGCATCTTTCTGCCGTACATTGGCGGCGAAAAGGGCGACGAGGTCTGGGGAATCGCCAAGGTCTACGACGAAGAGGCTGGCCGAGAACTTGAAGATGGCCAGCTATCGACATCGCCGGCGGTCTACTTCCACGATCTCAGCGTCAACCAGAAGCTCACCCTGGAGAACGGAGCGAAGCTGCTGGTCGAGGGCGATCCTAGCCTTTTGGATCACGTCGCGTTGTGTTCGCGCGGCGTTTGGGATAAAGGTGACGAGATTAGTGGCGTTCGATCCGAATCGAGAGAGGACTCAGCGATGACCCCTGAAGAGGAAGCTGCCGCGAAGAAGGCCGCCGACGACGCCGCGAAGCGAGACGATAAAGCGCGCGACGACAAAGCCAAAGACGACGCCGCGCGCAAAGATGCCGACGCTGGCAAGAACCTCGACGACAAGCTCTCCGAAATCTCGGGCTATCTCGGCAAGATGGCGGACGCCGTCTCGCACCTCGGCCGCCGCATGGATTCGATGGAGGAGAAGGACAAGGCTCGCGACGACGCCCGCCGCAAGGACGACGCGGCGAAGAAAGACGCCGAAGACAAGGACAAGGGCGAGGCCGAGAAGCTCGCCGCCGATAAGGCCAAGAAGGACGCCGAGGACAAGGAAAAAGAGGAAAAGGAAAAGGCCGACAAGGCGAAGAAGGATGCCGCGATGGCCGATAGCGCCGACGTCAAACGCCAACTCGACGAACTTTCCAAGCTCGTGCGCCCGCTCGCCGACGACGAGCACGCCGCGCTCGCCGACGCCTGGACCGAGGCCGACCGCGTCTACCCGTTGCTCGGCAAGCAGACGCCGCGCCCGATCCCGGGTGAGACCTCGAAGCAGTTCCGGCGCCGCACCACGCTTGATCTTCAAGTCCTCAGCCCGCGGTGGAAGGGCGTTGACCTTAAGTCGGCCGCTTTCGCCGACGATGCCGCATTCAACGTCGCTTCCGGACAGATTCTCGAGGATTCCATCGTCGCGGCGCGCGATCCCACGAACATCGGGGTCGACGTACTACGCATGGTCGAGCGGGTCGAGGGCGGCCACACCTATCGCGACTTCTACGGCCAGCCTTCGACTTGGATGAGCCAATTCGCCGGGCAGACCGGACGCGCGGCGAAGGCGCCTGGCGCGAACTTCTTCAAGCGAAACGTCACTCAGCATTGAGGTCGAGCGCCGAGCGATGGAGGTAAAAACAGGGGAACGGTCGTTGAACATCAGGAGATGAGGCCGCAATGAGCGCGAACGTCACGATTGCTCCCTATCAGACGACCGTCGGCAACGCCGGGCTTTTCAACGTTAGCTCCGTCGGACTTCGGCAGGGCACCGCCTATCCCGATCCGTCTTCACGCTGGCGGCTGCGCGGCGGCATCCTCGCCAATAGTGAGACGCTTCCGATGTGGGGCGGCGTCGGCGTCTACATGAACGTGCCGAATCGCGGCAGTGGCAATACCGGCCCCAGCACGACGCTCGGCGTCCAAATGGGGCGCGCGACCGCGCTGACGGGCGGCTCCAAGAACCTTGCCGGGTTCTCCGTCTTCGACCAGGCCTACGCGATGATCACGTCGCCGCAATCGCCAGTCCCGCTGGCCGGTTCCCTCAATCACGTCAACGCCTATGCCTTCGGTTCCCAGGCCCGCATCGCAGTCGCCTGCGACCCGATCCTCGCCGACCTCGAAGGCGGACCGATCGGTGCGTCGGTCTCTTGGGATTTCGTCAACCAAGTGCTCGTGCCGTACCTCGCCGCTTACACGGTCAATTCGACGGGTAGCGCCTACAACAATACCAGCGGTATCGTTTCGCTGACGCTGACGACCGCCTACGGCGGATCGCCCGGCGATTCGATTGTCGTCTCGTCCTTGACTGGCAGCTCCATCAGCGGACAGAACGGCACCTACACGGTGCTATCGGTTTCCGGTGACGTGATCACCTATCAGGCGGCCGCATCTTTGGGTGCCACCACCATTACCGGCGGCACGGTAACGCCGGGCTCCGGCTCGGACGTCGCGATCCCGGTCGAGGTTCTCGACGTCCAAGTGACGAACTGCGAGACGGTCGTCTACAATCCGACGACCGGGTTTGCGACTTGGAATTTCAACGGCGCGTGCGCCGTGATTCAGATCTGAGAAGGAGGATCAACCGTGGGGATTCAAGCCGACGCATATATCACGGTGAACCCTTCGTTCATCGAGCCCGAGCTTATACTTCAATACAGCCAAGTCAGTGGCTTCCTCGATCTCATGGCCGACCAGCAGCTTCGCGTCCGGCTCGCCGAGGATGATTTGGTGGTCTACATGAAGCAGCTCAATCTCCGCACCAAGATGGCGGCGGGGCAGGCTTCCTACAACGAACTTCCCGGCGTGGACATCATGGCGACGATGTTCTCGACCGCGACTTACTTGCTGCAAGTTCGCGCAGAGTGGAACCACCATGATGTCGCGGCCGGCGGTCGCTGGGGCTTCGCGGTCCCGGAAGCCTACCGCCTCGGCGGCCGGCAGGGTCACTTCCAGCTTGCCAGGGATGCTGCGCTCTTCGGCTTCAATCCTCAGATCGGCGAGGGCATCGTCAATGCGCCGGGTACCACCACGGTGCCGCTGCCGCCGGACACCAACGGCAACGACACTGTCGTGACCTATGACAACGGCGAGATGGCGTTCTTCGTAGCATCGCAGGTCCTCGCATTGAAGCAGCGGACCTACCAACTCGGTATGGGTCGGTTGTTCTGCATCCTCGGCCCGCAGCGGACGCTCGGCCTCTTCGAGTACAACGTGGTTCAGCTCGTGCAATTCCAGCGCATCGGCGCCGGCACGACCTCGACCGCCGGGACGTTCAAATCGATTCTGATGGACAACGGCGACACGCTGCTCTGGGCCTACGACGATACGCTGCAGGGCGCCGGTGGCAATGCCGACACCGATGTCGTTCTCCTTGTCATGCCGGAGGTCGAGAAGCCAGCGACCGACAAGCCGGTGAATACCAACATCTTCGCGTCGATGTCGCCCGGCAATAAGGTCTGCGTAACGCAGTATTGCGATATGGCGGCGCCACGCGAGATCGTCTCGCCGCTGGCTGGCGGCGCCACGGATTTCCTGCAGGAATGGCGCATCACGTCGGGATGGACGCCGCGGCCACAGGCAGTAACCCAAATCCTGATGGTGTATTCATAGCGATTCGCAATCGGTCGAGAACCGAGGGGAAGTGGGGATTAAGAGCGAGGGGCCTGGTCGGCCCTTCGCTCTTTCGTTTCGGGAGTGCTATGATGCCGTGCGCCGCGATGAATCGGCGCCAACAGGGGAGATTATCGAATGTCCAAGCTGTTCGTGGCCAATGCCACCCCGCAAAATTGGATCATCTTCTATCGTCTCGACTTCAACGACGACGGTTCGCCGAACGTCCGCTTCACGCCAGCGAAACAGCATCCGATTCCGTCCGGGAAGCAGAATGCCATTGGCGGCGACCTGCATATTTCTCAAGTCGAATCGATCGTGAAGCAGCTCTCGAAATATGGCGCGATCGGCGTCACGGACGTTCAACGGCAGAGGGTGTACACGCCGCTCGTTTTCAACGTCGACAAGCCGGTGCCGGCGGCCATCATCGAGCGCGTTCGCGCGCTGAACATGGGCGTCCTTGCTCAGGAAGGCGCGGAGCGGCGGAGAAAGGCCGCAGTGGCGAACAATCAAGCCATCGAGACGGCGGTCCAGAACGCGGTCGCCAACCTCGGCGGCGATCCCAACGAGGTCAAGATCCCCGGCGTCGAGACGACGTTTGAGCAGGTCGAGCAGACGCCGGCCGGCGAGAAGACGATTGCGGAGGGCGTCCGCGTCACTGACGCCGTGGCACCAGGGCGGGAGTTCAAGGGCCGCGTGACCGCGTCGCCGAAGCGCGGCCTCGGCAGGCGGAGAGCTGCGGGGTGATTAGATGCAGCAGCAGCCGACGCTCGCTGGGTTCCAATTTTTCATCGCGAACATCATGCAAATCGGCGCGAACGATCTGCCGCCGAACTCGGCCGTAGTTGCTTGGGCGCTGTCGTTCGCCATCCAGATCGTCAATCCGGCGCTCCGCGGTGTCTCCACCTGCGGGCCGCCGATTCCTGGGCTTCCGCCGGTCTCCGTCTACGTCACGGCGATCTATAACCTCGCGGCTAGTCTCGTTATCAATTTTGCACAGGATCAATCTGGCCGGAAATTCTTCGAGAAACTCCGTGCCAAGTTCAACATCAATGGCTTCGTGTCCGGCGTGATACAATCCGCGTCAGACGAATCGACGAGCCAGAACATGGTCGTTCAGGAAGCAGCGAAGAAATTTACGCTTTCTGATCTCCAACGATTGAAGGACCCGTATGGGCGAATGTATCTTCAAATCGCTCAGGGCTATGGGCCATCAACCGTCGGCATTTCATAAGGAAACGCAACATGGGCAACCCCAACGACTTCCTCGGCCCGAACGGCGCGATCCCGTCGTTCAATGGCGGTTCCTATTGGGAAAACCTGACGACGTCGGCGAATTTCCAGATCGAGGAGGGTGCCGGCGTTTTCTCCGGCCTCGGGATCAACACTGCCGGGACTTCTTCGGCGGTCACGATGTACGACGGCTTGAGCTCGACGGTCACCATCACGCTCGCCTCGCCGGGCGTCATCACTTGGCCAAGTCACGGTCTCGCGGCCGGCGCGGCGGTCAAGTTCACGACCAGCAGCGGCGGCGCACTACCGACCGGGCTGACGGCGAACACGACATATTACGTCGCCCAGGATGCGAATCTGACGGCGAACACTTTCGCCGTCTCAGACACCAAGACGCATGCGCTCGCCGGCACGAATCAGATCAATACGTCCGGCTCCCAATCTGGGACACAGACCGGGTGGAACGTCTCCGATCCGATCGGGACCTACTCGACTACGGCGCAGGACTTCATCCCGGTCGGCGCGGCGATCGAGGAAGGCTTGATCGCCATCGCGACGGACGGCGGTGGCGCGGCGAACCTCACAGTGTTCTACGTGTGACGCCCATGCCGACACTTCATCTCGGTGTAAACGACATTCCGTACAACGAGCCTCCGCCGAGCGGCAAAAGACGGAGAAAGAAAATCGCGGCCGGGACACAGACGACGGGTGACGTGGCTGAAATTCTAGAGGCGAAATATCACATATTCGAAAACTTCTGGGAGCTTCACAAAGAAAATATCGCTGGCGATCTTGAAGATGGTCTCGCTGGCGCGCTGGAAAGCCTTTTGATGGGTGCCCCGACTTCGCTCGACGTCTTCGGCTCCGCGACGTCAAAGATCGGCGACCGCTTCAAGAAGTTCCTATCCGAAGGCGAAATGGAAAAGATCGGCTATCCCGGCGTGCCGACGCAAGCCGCGCTCGACCGCCGTTCCGGCAAAAAACGATCGGCACGTTTCAAACGCGCGCGGCCGGGAACGGGAGTTTCGTTTATTGATAGCGGTTTATATAGTGCGAGTTCTCTCGCTTGGATTACGTGATGCCAGAAAAACGTATTTATTACGTTTACGCTCTTTTTCGACCGTGGGACGGTTCGCCTTGCTACATCGGTAAAGGCAAAGGTCAACGTTGGCTTCATCATGAGAGGAGAAAATCGCATGGGCGAGAAAACGATCCGAATCGGCGATGTCGATCTAATCGTCCGCAAAGTCGATAGCCCAGATGGCGAGGAAGTGCGCTGTATGATCAGAGATCGCACGAATGACGCGCTTGTTATTGGCTTACAAATGTCGAAGGCTCAATCTTCGACATTGGGCGACGTATTTAAGGCTTTGGCGCTATGATTGCCGCCTCGCCGCTCGTCACCCGATCAGAGGCCGTCAAGCAGCGGACGCATCATCAGCTCCTTCGCGGGATCGGCTACCTCAAGCATAGTGGTCCGCCGGAGCTTCCCGCGAGCGCGCGCGGCAGCAAGAATTGTGAACCCGGCGCTGGAACGAGGAACGGCACCATCCATCTCATGAAGCCGCCCGGCGGCGCGAAGCCGTTGGAGATGATCTGGGTCGCGGCGGAGCGGGCATGGGCGTCCGCGATCCCCGACCGCGGCAACCGGCTCGCGTGGCCGACCAGTCACTTGATGCGGGCGAGATGGGAGTACGTCGGCCCCGTCAGGAAGTGAACGGCCGTGGACGATTTCATCCTGGTCCAGAGAGCGCCGCGATCGATCCCGTTGCCTTCCGCATCGAGCGGTCCATTCCCGTTGGCCGCCAGTTCCAACGGCCGCTATCTGGTCAACGCGCAGGGCCAGCCATTCTATTTGCAATGCATATCGGCGCAGGGAATGTCGCAGCAGTCAGTCGCCGATGTCACGACCTTTCTCTCGACCATGTCATCACTCGGCTTCAACGCCGTGCAGTGGGATTTGGCCCCTGGCGCTGGTGGTTACGTGACAAGCGGCGGCGGAACAATCTCCTACAATAACTACGGAACTCTCGACGGTCTCTACGCCTTCGTCGGCAACGGCTTCATCCCGTCACCATTCAACGGCAACAGCAGCGTCAACGCGGCCTACTGGTCGCGCATGGATACTTTCGTTCAACTATGCGCGACTTATGGGATGTGGTGCATCCTCAACCCGATGCAGACCGGATCGGAAGGCAACTTCGAAGGCTTTGCAACTGCTGACTGCACGGCGTACACGGCATGGGTCGCCAACCGCTACAAGAGCTACAAGCACGTCGCCTATCAGTTCGGCAACGACTATGGCGGCTCTTTCGACGCGCAGGTCGCCGCCATGATGTTAGGCGTCCAGGAAACTGCTCCTGCTGGCACGCTGATCACGATGGAGATGAATTATACTCCATCAGACAGTACCGCGCTCGACGATGCGAACTTCAGGTCTTACGTCAACTGGACGGGCAATTATTCCTACTATGTGACCTTTTGGTATTCGCTCGTGTCTTATTTGCAGTCGCCAGCCGCGTTCGCCGGCGTGACCGGCACCAATAAGACGCCGACGCCGTGCCCGTCAACGATGCTTGAAGCCAATTACGAATATGAGAACAACGTCGGCAACCCCGGCAACCGTCTGAATCTGCGGCAGCAGGCATGGTGGACGCTGTGCTCTGGGGTATTCGGGCAGCAATACGGTAATGGCTTTCTCAGTACCGGATTTGAGGTCAACGTCGGTTCTAACATTCAGGTGACTGGTTACAACAACACGTCGCCGCGATGGAAGAACAACATGGCGACGCCGGGCGTCGCGGATCTTACCGTACAAAGAAATTTCCTTTCCACTATCGCGTGGCAGAACCTAGTTCCAGATAACGCCCACACCGTAGGCACTGCTGGTTATGGTTCAAACCCGACTGCTGCCACTGGCTTCGCAGCAACCAACTACATCACGGTGTCGGCGACGCCGGATGGTACGCTGGCCCTCGCGTATTTCATCTATGGTCAGACAGGCACGCTCACGGTTGCCATGTCACACTTTGCTGGCAGCGTGACGGCACGATGGCTCGACCCGACTAACGGAGCATTTACGGCCATCTCTGGTTCGCCGTTTTCCAATACCGGCACGCATAACTTTGTTCCGACATCCAACAACGCCAACGGCGACCCGGACTGGGTCTTGGTGCTGACGGCACCATAGAGGGCGACGATGGATTACGTTCTCATTCAGACAAAGCCGAAATTGTCGCCGCCATCGTCCGGTTCGTCCACCGATCCATATGCGGGAGTGGATGGCTCGCCGAACGCTGCGATTGGCTCGGCGCAGTGGCCGAACGAGCGGGCCAACTATGCTCATCCACCGGCATGGAAGGTAAGCGGTTGGGATTACGCCGTCGGCATCAATGCCAACTTGACGATGTCAAACTTTGGTTCGACGATCTTGTTTACCTATGTCGCACCGCCCGGGTTACCGTCGACGCATGGTCTTTCCGCTGGCCAGATCATCACCTTCTATGCACAACAGGACAACATTTCTCCCACCAGCGGTCTACCACTGACCAGCACGAACGTTTTGCCTAGCGCGCTGACGCAGGGCGTACCGTACTATGTCATTTCGACTGGATTGACGGAAACGCAATTCCAAGTCTCGACAACTAGCGGCGGATCGGCGATCAACGCCTCGACTTCTGGTATGTCGGGGAACAACTTTTATTTCCTGCGCGATCCGTTCTCTAGCTACACAAGCAACACGGTCGGAACGCTCGTCTCTATACTGACAGCGATTGGCGGCACTTACCCCGGCTCTTATAGCGGCAATGGTCAAGCTATTCAGTTCTCAGGATCATCGGCCAATAATGCCGTGTTGTGGGGCTATGACTTCTCGCTGCATACTGGCATTGGCATCATCGTGGCTAATTGTTCCGGGTTCACTATCCGCGATAACTATTGGCATGAAGGCGGCGGCGGCACGACTTATGGGTCTGGCCAGATTACTGTACCGGGAATTGAAACAGTAGGTTCCGCGAGTCTTGTGGCATCCAACGTAACGGTCGCGTACAACATCGTGGACGGGGGTGCGTTGCAGGGTTACACCAACAATAATGCCGGAGGGATTGAGGGCAATGGGTATGGCACTAATCTAATCCAATATAATTGGATCAAGAATTTCTGGAACGAAGATGTTGTCTATGGTCAGGATACTCCGGCACAAACCGGAGTGACGCTGACAATTCAATACAATCTAGTTGAAGTCGCTGGAGCTGGTTTTCCAATCGACGGTTCTCATGGTGACTGGTTGCAGGTTTTCAACATTTCCGCCAGCAACATTCAGACTATCACCACGAACTTCAATCTTTGGCGCCAACCGGGCTTGACGGGAACTTATGCCGGAGCCGCGACACAAGGTTTAAGCATCGTCAGTGCGGCTGGCAACAGCGGCAGCGCAACCGTTGTCGTTACGAATAATAATACAATGGTGACGCTCGGGACGAATACCGTCAGCTATGATTGGTACGTCGATACGAGCAACATTAAGACCTCGATGACCTATGAGAATAATTTTGTCGATCCGACCGGAACGGACTACGGAGTGTTCTCTGTGGCTAACGAAGGCGAAGGGACTTACAATCCAACAATCACTTATTCCGGCAACACGAACCTGAAGACTGGCGCCAACTTAGGCGGATGAGATGGCTCTAAGCATACGAGACTATGCCTCGGGAATCTCGACGACCTCGCCCATCGCGGAAACTGGGATGCTCGCGAGCGTGGGTGACGTCGTCATCATTTGTTCCGTCATGGACAGTGTCAGCGCATCGTACCCAACGATATCGACTTCTACTCCGCCATCTGACGGAACCAGCAACATCTATCAAAAACGCAACGGCATTCAGTACACGTCTAATTCGGCGTTTGGCAGCGGATTGACCGATTTGGAGATCTGGTGGACCTACATTGCCACGGCATTAACAGTCTCGAGTTCTATTTCGATCACCACCGCTGGCGGTGCCTTGGACAACGGCGCGTTCATGAGCTTCTCGGTCACCGGGTTCACGGGAACATCCTATCGGACAAATCCGTGGGATCAGTCGGCAACGACGGCACTCGGGTTTGCGGTCACCAACAACGGCGCTACGCGGACACAGTTGACGTCCGGGGCTAACGTCTCAACCGCGAATGCCGCGACGTTAACCTTTGCGTTCGGCGGTAGCTCGGACAACGGCGCTACTGTCCCATTTTTTGAAAGTGTCCAGCCTGGACCACTCGCTGGTACAACAGGAACTTCGGTCACGCCGGATGTCGCGCTTGAAAACTCTGGAAGCAATGCGGCTGGTCTCCAAGTAGAATATCGGGTTCTGGCCGCCACTATTTCCTCCGCCTCTGCCGCATTCGCCTCTGCCGCGACGGCGGGCGGCTGGGGCATCATGGTGGACGCACTATCGCAGACCGGCGGCGCTACCGGCCTCAATCCTTATAATCCTTGGCCGCAGCAAGGGCCTATCCTGGCGCAGCGGCGGAAATCTGTGGGTTGGTTACCGCCACGCTACCAGCGGCATAGAAAGTCTGGCTTGCTAGTGCCGAATCGTGGCCTGATCCTGCCGAAGAAAGCAGCATGACATGACGGATTTTCTTTTTGACAAAGACATGCTCGTCGGCATCATCAACGGTGCCCGCTACGAGCGCGCGAACAAGACGGAGAGTTATGTCGAGATACCGCCAGCCTTCATCATCACCGATTCCGACGGTGCGGCCTGGACCATCGGGACGCAGTACGAGGTCCACAGCGGCGAGTTCGAGTGGACGGTGATGCGGAACGATGTTGATACCGGGGAGGTCGCGCGCAAGATCGTGTACCAGCGCGGCGTGGTGAAGATTTTCGGGCATTACGGCTGGAAGTCATTCAGCCGGTCTAGGAGAGGCTTCGTCTGATGGCCCTCGTCGATAATGCTTGGTATGTCAACTTCGGCAACGGCTCCTCGACAGGCTATTACGCCATCCCGACATTCCCTGGCTTGACCGTTGTTGCGGCTGGCGCGCTTTATCGGCAGCTCACGACGCCAGCGGTTGGCAGCGAACGCTGCTTCATCGTTACAACGGCGGGCTCGACCACGACGGAACCGACATGGACGGTGACGCGCGGCGCGCTGAACACCAGCGGTACGGCGGTCTTCCAGGAATGTACCGGACTCAGCGGCCTCAACGGCGACATCACCAACACGCCGCAGTGGTCACTGAGCAAGACTTGGGTGCTTGGTCAGCACATCTACGATCCTGGCACGACCTCGATCCAGATTTGCACGGTCGGCGGAGCAGGCAAGACCTCCGGTTCTCCAACGTTCTCGGCGACGGCTGGCGTCACCGCGTCGGACGCCAGCGCGACCTGGACTTCGCTCGGGCTGGCAAGTGGCTTTTCAATCTGGAGCGCGCCGCACGCGCGGCTAGGTAACGCCTTCGCTTCAACTTGGGGACAGGCCGGGAACTCTTTCTTCATCAGCGCCATTCATGCCGAGACGCAAGCATCAGCAAACACGCTGACTTCACCTGGCACTTTTGCCGCTCCGGCATATTGCTACTGCGTGGCACAATCCCCAGGCAGCGTTCCGCCTGGCACCGGCGACATAATCACTGGCGCATCAATTTCTACGACTCTGATTAGTAACCTTAGTCTTGCTGGCACCGCCGTTTATTGCAATGGCCTCACGTTCAACGCGGGCAGCGGTTCAAGCTCTTATGCTACTTTTACTTTTGGAGCGAACTGGCAAAAGATAGAAAATTGCACGATTGCAAAATTGGGCACATCTTCTAACTCAGGTTCTATTACAACAGTGTATAACATCTACGTCGAACTCGTTAACACGACGCTGCAAATCGGAACCACCGCCGATGGGGTATCGATTAATACCTCTAATTTTATCTGGAAGAATACGCCGAGTGCAATCCAAGGCGCGACTTTGCCGACGAATCTATTCCAAGGTATTGTCCTCGGATTGGCATTGATAGACGGCGTTGACCTTTCGGCCTTGGGCTCCGGTAAGACACTTGTTGATTCGACTTCGCTCAACGGTGGCGTGATATTCAGGGATTGTCTGTTGGGGTCTGGCGTGACGCCTTGCATCGCGCAAACTTACCCAGGATGTAACGTAGATTTCATCACTAGCGATAGCGCGGCGACAAATTACCGGCAGGCACGATACCACTACTCCGGTGTTTTGACGCAATCGACATCGGTTTACCGCAGTGGCGGCGCATCGGACGGCACGACGCCGATTAGCTGGAACATCGTCACGACAGCGAACAGCAAGTGGATCAATCCATTCAATGCTTTCCAGATTCCAGAGTGGAACACACTTACCGGATCGTCCCGCAATGTCACGGTTTACGGTCTCGTCAACGCCGCCGCAGTTCCTAACAACGATCAGATATGGCTGGAGTGCGAATACTTCGGCTCGGCGAGTTCGCCGATGGCCAGCTTCGCCAATGATACCAAAGCCAACAATCTCGCTACCGGCACCGCGCTCACCGCCGACTCAACGTCGCAATGGAACGCGACGGCGCGAGCCAACAGCACGTCTTATTCGCTCGGCAACACGATTAGCGTGCCGGACAACGCGGGCCGCGTGTTCTTCTGCACGTCGGCGGGGACCAGCGCCAGCAGCGAGCCTGCCGGATACGCGAGTGCCGTGGACGGAGGCTCCGTCACTGACGGCGGTGCCACGTTCCGCGCCGGGTGTCGGTTCTCGATGGTGGTGACGCTGACGGCGCAGATGGTTGGCTACATCTACGGCACGGTGAAGGCTGCCGAGGCAAGCACGACGTTTTTTGTAGACCCTCTGATGAATTTCAGTTGAGGCTGACATGGCAGGCAGACAAGCTATCGTCGCCGGATTCCCCTTCCCGCTCTACATCAACGAGACCGGGACGCGGCAGGCCATCGCAGCAGGTCCGGTCTACGTCAACGAAACGGTATCGACAGCGCCGCCTCCATCGTCGCCCCCGCAGAACCCAGGCAAAATGATGGTGCTGCATTTTCCAGGAGTAGGAAGCCGATGAACTCTATGCCGGATTTAAACGCTCACGGCAGGCTTATGATTGGCCTCGAATTAGTTCAGAAAAGATATTTTGAGGAGGCATTGCCGTGGCTCGACCAAGCCATTGCCCAGATGCAGGAGGATATGCGCGCCGCGCTATGCAATCGGGCCGTTGCGCTTGGAGAACTAGGACGTGCTGACGAGGCGCTGTCAATCCTCTACGCCATTCTCCGCAATGACCCACTCTACCACGTCGCGCGGCTCAACCTTGGCCACCTGCTCATGCAGGTGCAGCGCCACGAGGACGCGATCACCAACTACGACATGCTGATCGACAATCCTGATGTGGAAAAGCCTTATGAGCACGCGGCGCGCTTCGGGCGCGGCTTCTGCAATCTCGTGCTCGGCAATTTGCGCGACGGCTTCGTGGATTTTGAGTATCGCAAGAAAATGAAACTGCCACCGCGCTCGACGCCAGAGTGGACCGGCAAGCAGCCGCTCGACGGCAAGACCATCCTCATCGTCGGCGAGATGGGTCACGGCGACAACATCATGTTCCTGCGCTACGTGCCGATGCTGCGGAAGTGCGGAGCTAAAGTGATCGCTGCCGTCCCCTCGGTCATGCAGCCACTCGCCGCCACGCTGCCGGGGTTGATGCTCCAGATCAAGGATGAGACGCCGAAGCACGATTACTGGGTTCGTATGATGAGCTTGGCCCATTGCTTCGGCACCGATGTCGATACCTGCCCGCCACCAGCTCCGTATCAACTGCCGCTCCAACTCAAGGCGAAGTGGAAATCCGGGATGTTGATGGGCGAGCCGCGTTTGCGCGTTGGCCTGTGCTGGTCCGGATCGCGCGAGAGCCAGTACGACCGCGTCCGCAACATCCCGCTGCGTGAACTCGCGCCGCTGTTCGAGATTCCCGGCGTCGAGTTCTACAGCCTGCAACTCGACATCAGGGACACCGACAAGGCCGCGTTCGACGAAATGGACATCTTCGACGTCGGCTCGAAGGTGAAGAATTTCCTCGACACCGCCTGCGTCATCGCCGGCCTTGATCTCGTGATCACGGTCGACACGTCGGTCGCTCATTTGGCCGGCACGGTCGGCGTCAAAACATGGGTGATGCTGACATCGTATCGAACATATTGGCTCTGGATTCGCGGCCGCACTGACAATCCCTGGTATCCGTCGGCGACGTGCTTTCGGCAACCTCACGACGGGGATTGGAAATCCGTGGTCGCCGTGCTAAGAGCAAGACTCAGCGACTTGGTGCAACAGGGCAGGTCGCAATCGGCTAAGACAACATCAGCGGAGACCATGCACCATGTCTCGTGAATTTACGGTTGGCGGCGACGGCCTCACGCTCGCGAACTCAGCCATCACGCTCGATTACATCAATCCGCCCGCGGCGCCGTCGGTCGACATCCTGGTCCTCCGCATGTGGGCGTCGCAGCAGGGCTCCGCGACTTCCGCGCAGCAACGCATCGAGGCGGAGACCCAGGCTTCGGCCTTCCCGACGTTGGTCAGCGCC